AGGCAATCATCGAGAAGGGGTCGGACAAGCAGCTTGTCGAGCTTCTTAAGCAGCAGTTCAATGGGATGAACGACTCCAAGGCAAAGAAAGCCCTGAATGATTTGCGTAAGACAGGAACGGCTGAGTTCCCAATCATCCGTCGTAGCGTTGATTGCCCTCTGGTTCAGAGCTTGGCTCCAGATGGGGACGTAATCCTTCCCGCCTACACAACCGATCCACAGAAGGTTCCCTATTGCTTCCGCCGTGTCCTTATGACAGCGCAGCAGATTAGGAACAAGGTGGGTACAGAAGGCTGGGACAAGGACTGGGTGGAGTATGTCATCGAGAAGTGTGCTGAGTCGGCTGATCCACTTCGGATTGAGCGGCGCAATCAGTACCTCTACCAGACAACCACCTATACAGCCAATGAACTCTATGAGGTTATTTATGGCTATCAGCGTCTTGTTGATCAAGACGATGGCAGCGAGGGCATCTACGTCACCATCTTCCACAAGAATTGTGTGGGTAAAGAGAATGTCCCAGATTATGCAATGCACGAGCTGATGAATGGGTACGAGCAGTACCCGTTTGTTATCACCAAGCTCTCCGAGGATAATAAGCGTCTCTACGACGTTCAGAGTTTTCCCCAGAAGCTGAAGGGCATCCAGTGGCAGGTGAAAGTGGAACGCGATTCCCGCATTGACCGCAACAGTCTTGCGACCCTTCCGCCTATCATGCACCCCCTTGGCAACCCTCCTGCCGATTGGGGACCGGGACGTTATGTTCCCTATCGCCGTGCTGGTGAGTTCCAGTTTGGGCCAGTTCCCCAGTACAACCCCGGCAGCATGGAGATGGAGAACACCCAGCTCTCTCAGGCGGATAAGCTTGTCGGTCTAGACGTTGACAATCCCCTGTCCCAAATCCAGCAACAGTATTTCATTGATAAGTTCTTGACCCATGTGCGCGATGTACTGCGCCTCGCGTTTAAGTGCTATCAGCGGTTTGGCCCCGACTCGGTTTTCTTCCGTGTTACAGGCGTTAGTGATCCACAGAAGTTTTCCAAGGGCGATCCAAATGAGGATTTCGACATCATTATGAACTTTGATGTTATGATGAATGACCCGGAAAACGTCGAGGCCCAGCTCAACAAGTTTGTTTCGTTAATCCAACTGGACCGAAACGGGCGCATTGATGTTGATACGCTGCTTGAGATGAGCGGTGCCATGATCAATCCGATAATGGCAGACGCCATGATTAAGCCAGCCGGTGAATCGCAGCAGCAAGTTACCAAGCAAGTTACGGATGACCTGTCCAAAATTTACGCTGGTATCGAGGTGGGTGCTCGTCCTAACGGTGCTCAAATTGCCATGCAAATTGTGCAGCAATATGCCCAGCAGCCTGATGTCATGCAGCGTTTGCAGCAGGACAAGGCGTTTGCTGGTCGCATCCAGAAGTATGTTCAGCAGTACCAGTTCCAGATGCAGCAGGCCCAGAACGCCCAAATTGGGCGCATTGGTACAGCCCCGGCACAGGTCGGAGAAACTCAGACACAGGGTATGCAACAAGCCTAAGTTATGCTAACTGACAAAAAACTAGATACGCTCGTACACAATGACGCCTACTTGGAGTTGTTGAACGACATTTATGCTGCGCGGGAAAGTGCCATTCAGGAACTCCACGGTGCCAGCTCAGATCATGTTCAGCAAATCTCTGGCCGAATCCTACAATGCGACGAAATTCTTACAATGGGCGGCTACGAGAAAGTGGTGCAGCGCAGGCAGAACCACTAGCACCCAAAAGTGTTGCTATTATAAAGCCTCGCAATCGCCGTGGCGTTATAGATGGCGGAAACAACACTATGTCAGAAGTCACACAGTCCGTCGCCGGGGACTCTAATAGCTCGGTGGAAAACGCACAGTCTAATATCACGGCAGGGGAATATGCAACCCGCCGTTTGGGTGAGCTGAAAGCTCGATCCTCCGCTCCGGTTACGCCGCGAGCAGAGAGTCCGCCACAGCCCATCAGTAAGGCTTCACCAGCCGTCGTGGAGGAGGAAAAGGATGCTTCGATTCCTGAAAAGGAGGGCGAGGTTATCACTTCCGATCCTAAGACAGATGGTAAAGACGTTCTTTCTCAAGTCGATCTATCGGATTTGTCCGATGATGATATTGCTGAACTAGCTCAGAAGGGTAAGTCTGGTCTTCTTAAGCGCATTGCCGAACTCACAGCCCGTCGCAAGATGGCTGAAGAGAAGACAGCGCAAATGGAAGCCTATCTGCAACAGCAGAAGAAAGACCCTCTTGAGCCAAAGGTTGAGAACAACCCCTATGCCTCGATTAAAACCGTTGAAGACCTGACCTCCAAAAGTCACGAAATCAACGAGGTTATCGAATGGGCTGAGGATGTTCTGGACCGCGCCGAGCATCTTGGTTACGAGGATATTGCCGCCAATGTTGACGGTAACGACCTCACTAAGTCTCAGGTGAAGGATCACCTTCGCCGCGCCCGCAAAGCCCGTGATAAGTTCCTGCCAGCTCAAAAGAAAGAGTTGGACGCAATGGGACAACGCAAGGGGCTTAAGTCGGCCTTTGAACAGCAGGCGTTTAAGGAGTTGGATTGGCTGGCTTCCAGCGAAGACAACGACCTCAAGCGTCAATATCAAGCGATGATGTCTGACCCGCGCCTCAAGAATATTGAGGACTCGATGCCAGATATTGCGCCTCAACTTCCATACCTTCTGGCACACGCTGCAAACTCCATGTATGGGCGAAAGCTCATCCCTCTGGCGCAGCAACCCAAAGTTTCACCACCGGGTAGCCCCGGCGATGGTGCAGCGACTAGTGGACGGCCTGAGAAGGTGGGGGATCGAATGGTAAAAGAAGCGACAACACGCCTTACAGACTCAGGTAGCATCAGTGACTTCGTTGCCCTCCGCACAGCAAAGCTCTCTCAACGTCGGTAACAACTTAATATTATGGCCTTTAGCAATACATTTGATACAACCAACCCCGGCAGCGCGGTTTCTAACCGTGAAGACCTGACGGACGTTCTGACAATCCTCGCCCCCGAGGAAACACCCGTTCTCTCCTCGGCTCCCAAGTCGAAGGCGAGCGCGACATTCACTGAGTGGACCGTGGACAGCCTTTCGTCTCCCGTGACCACTGGTGTCCCCGAGGGTCAGGACGTTACTGCCTTCACAGACAAGTTTGCCAACCGCGCTCGTCTGGGTGATTACACCCAGAAGTTCCGCCGCGACTTCATGGTTTCCGACCTCCAGCAGGCCGTTGATTCCGTGGGTCCAGCGAAGGTTGCTCAGGCTGAGGCGAAAGCCGTCCGTGAAATTAAGCGCGACATCGAGGCCACTCTCTGTTCCACCAATGATCGCTCGGTCGAAGACGGTGCTGGCACCGCCTACGGTCTGCGTGGTCTGGGCGACTGGATTGACTCCGCTGGCCCGTCCGATGTTCCTTCTACCTATCGCACGCCTGCGGCGTCGATTTGGTCGACTGGCACATTCAACGAGACAGCATTCAACGGTCTGATCACCTCGATCTTCCGCGTTACTGGTATGAGCAATGGTCTGACGCTGGTGGCTGACACAGCCCTGCGCCGGGTTATTAGCGACTTCGCCCGTACCTCCGGTTCGACCGACTACTCGGTTCGTAAGGTGACGTATGAGGGTGGTGCTAATAGCATCAAGCTCGCGGTTGAACTCTATGAGTCTGATCACGGCATCGTCTCGGTGGTTAACATGAACCCCGACTGCGCCCCAGACACAACCAACAAGGACACCGGCTACCTCATCAATCCAGAGTACTATGGCGTTGCTGAGCTTATCCCACTCGGCTCGACCCGTCTGCCCAACCTCGGTGGTGGCGAACGCGGTTACGTTGATTGCGCCCTGACACTGCTGTGCAAGCATCCCGGTGCTCACGGCAAGATTACGTCCCTCACATAATCAGTAACACAAGGAGAACCTACTATGTCTAAGAATACAGTTAACGAAGCCGCTTACGGCTTTACAGATATCATCACCATCGACTATCAGGATTTGATCAATCTTGGTACCGGCAACCAGAAGGCTATCGCTACGCTGCCAATCGGCGCGGCTATTGAGCTTTGTGGTGTTCACAAGGTTACGGCGGCTTCTGGCAGCACGAGCGTTGTTCTCGACATCGGGACAACCTCTGGCACGCCAACAGAGTTCATTGACGGTCTTGATGCTGACGGCATGACGGTTCCCGTGTACAACACGGGTACAGTGTTCGTGAAGTCGGCTGCTACGACCACAATCAAGGGCGGCTCCCTTCCGGTTAAGCCGGTTACAGCCGTTACCCCTGTGTACCTGAAGCTCACTGATGCTGCGGTTGCGAGCCTTACGGCTGGCAAGTGGATCATCGGTATGCGCATCCTGAACCTCGGTAAGTTCGCTCTTGAGGCGCACTAAGTTGTTCTTGTAAGCTACCCCTGTGGTAGAATTGGGCCACTCCTATACCGGGGTGGCCCTTTTTGTTTTTGGAATGAATATTATTACAACACTCCCGAGGTATTCGGATGGAGAAATTAACCGCGCCTTGATCAAAGAAATCCAGACGGGGTTTCAGCTTGAGAAGGCCACGCAGGAGAAAAGGACAATCGAGGCAGAGGCACAGGCCCAAGCCCTAAAGAACCATAAGACCATCAATGGCTTCGGTAAGGCTATTGGCGTAATCCCCGAGCGGGAGTTCTTTCGGCTTACCAAGAAGTATGGCCATGCCGAGGTTCACAGCAAAGACTTTCTGCGCTATTTCCAGAAGAAGTTTCCCAATCTAAGCCCTAACAAAATTTAATCTGCTAATTTAACACCCGTAATGAATAACAAGACTTACGCCGATTTGTTGGCCCTCGCCCAAGCCCTTGCTGGCGTGGATGCCTTTACCACTTCGGAAAGCACTAAGATGCTGGCTTTGATCAATCGCAGGCTCTATGAGGCTTATGAGGGTAGCCCAACATGGCCGCGATACTACTACGCTGCACAGGCTCGTCCCATCACGGATGGCGTGATTAGCCGCACCTACAGCGTTGCTGGTGGCACCCGCACATCCAGCCTCGAAAGCCGTGTTCTAACAACGGTTACCATCGTCTGCACGGCAGCGGTGGATTTTGTTGTAGGTATGGACGTTACGATTAGCGGCCTTAGTGGTACAACAACCCCAAATGGAACTTATACCGTAACAGGTGTTAGCACTACCACTGTTGAGGATGATACATTTACCTATGAACTATCTGCTGGAACTGGGTCCGAGGTTTATACCGGAACTGGTACAATTACACCAGTGGCCATTCCAGAAGTGGGTGAGTTTAACCGCATCTTTAGTGG